GAATGGCGTGGGCAGCTCTTTATCCAATGCTCAGGAAGCTGTTCGTTAATTTTAACGCTCTTTGCACCACTCTCGCCGCAGATACAACCGTGAATGGAACGACCGCATTTACCATGCGGAAGATCTCCACCACGGAAGTAAAAAGACGCGCTGTTGGGGAATATGGATCCGAGATTCAAGCAAACGGATACTCTTTCGTGACGCTCGTCAGCTTTTGCGATCTCTGGATTGAGATGTTTAACGCGGTTCTAGGGTCACTTGATAGCGATCTTGGAGTGACCGGAACAGATTACAAGTCCGCGTTCGCCGTTTCAGATATCGTTGAGTCCGGATCCAGTTCAAGCTCCTCAAGCTCCAGTTCCTCAAGCAGCAAATCGAGTTCGAGCAGTTCTTCATCGAGTTCGAGTTCTTCCTCGTCGAGTTCGAGCAGCTCCAGTTCTTCGAGTAGTTCCTCGTCAAGTAGAAGCTCATCCTCAAGTTCCTCCGGGACGAGTTTTTCTAGTTCGAGCAGCTCCTCAAGTTCTTCGAGTCGCTCAAGCTCAAGCTCCTCCAGTTCTCGGAGTTCCTCAAGTTCTTCGAGTTCAAGCAGATCCAGCAGTTCATCGAGTAGCTCCTCGTCCAGCCGCAGTTCATCCTCGTCCTCGTCGAGTTCGTCGAGTTCGTCAAGCTCCTCGTCGAGTTCATCCTCGTCGAGTGTTAGCGCCTAAAGGGGGATGCTATGGCTACCAGACCGCAAGGAGTGAAGTTCTCGAAGGTTGCATCCGCGGCAGTTCAAGTAATGACCGGGGTCGGAAATCTTTACTCGGTGTTCTTGAGTTGGCGCGGAGTCACCGCCGGAAACAAAGTGTTTTTGTATGATGGGGTTGGCGCAAGCGCTAAACTCATCTGTCAAGTCACTTTGAACGAGGCGAATAATTCCGGAATAAACGTCGTTCTTCCATCAGTCGGCCTTCAGTTTGTTGATGGCTTGTATTATCTCCCGTCTTTAACCGCGGGAGAGATGGATTGCGCGATCGGATATGACGGGAACGGTTAATAAAACGGGAGGCGTACCTCACTCTGTGGGGTACGCGCCCCCTAACCTCACACACATAAAAAGGGGTGATTGAAATGGAACACGATCTGTTCAGAGCGAAGTCGCTTGAAGAAGGGATTCATAACACCGTGGGCGATTGCAACGGGATCCCGGCAAGAGAACGATGGGAGAAGGAAACTCCTGTGTTCGCGAAAGCGATCCTAGAGAGAGCGGAAAGCAAAGCTGGATTCACGATTCTCGATTATGGGACCGGGGTCGGCCGGCTCGCGAAAGAAATCCTCAAACAAGATCCAAACGTGACGGTCCTCGGCCTTGACGCATCCGCGCATCAGCTCAAGATCGCGAAAGAATACGTCAACGATAGCCGGTTCATTCCAATCCTTCCAAACGAATTAAATCAGAAGGTGGACCTTGTATACTGCATCTATTGTCTCCAGCATGTCCCCGCTATTGAATTACGAGATGTCTTATCACGGATCCACACCTTTCTCAAGCCCGGTGGACTCCTCATTTACGCGTCATCCGACTATCGAATGGCAATCCGATTTGACGGAGGTGGATTTTTTGACGATCGTTTCTTGGGCGTGAACATCCGCGAGGAAATATCCCGATTTTTCACGGAAGAAAGCGATCTTTTCGAGCGTACAACGGCCTTAGAGCCGGTCGTGGAGCGTATGATCTGGGGCGATTTACCGCATCCAGCGAAGGTTTTCCGCTCCCGGCCTAAATTGCAGAATGATTTTGACGCTACACCGCTCTCTGCCGCGGTATCTACCGGTCGGGAGTGTTCTCCTCTACCCTCAAAACGCGGGATTATCCTCAGAAACAGACTTTCTCCGGGTGATGTTCTCGTCATGTCCGTCGCGATCCGCGCGTTGCATGACGCGCATGGCAATAAATTCTATATCGACGTTGACACACCTTGCAACGAGATCTTTGAGAACAGTCCTTTCCTTACGAAACTGAACGGAGTCGGGCAAGTCATTGACATGCACTATCCGGAGATAAATAAATCCGGCGCGAGTGGTCGGCACTTTAGTGATGGTCACAGGAAATATCTCGAAACGGTCTTAGACCTTGAGATACCCCGCGTCGGATTACTTCCAGACGTGTTTTTGACGCAGGACGAGAAATTATGGCCCAGCCCGGTCCTAAAACACACCGGCTATGACGGAAAATATTGGGTCATTAACGCCGGCTCAAAATCAGATTACACGCTCAAGCAATATCACCGCTGGCAGGAAGTGGTGGATTTATGGGCGTCAAAATTCCCGGATGTTAAGCTCGTGCAAGTCGGACAGGCCGAACACAATCACAAACCATTGAGCGGCGCCATCGACTTACGAGGAAAAACTGGCATCCGGGATCTATTTCGAGTGATCGAGAAAGCGGAGGGCGTTCTTTCATGCGTTTCCTTCGCTATGCACATTGCCGCAGCCTTAGAGAAACCATGCGTCGTTGTCGCCGGAGGCCGGGAAGGGACGCGCTGGGAGCTTTATCCATCCCATCGGTTCCTCTATACGAATGGAACGATGGATTGCGCGCTGTATGACGGCTGCTGGCAATCCAAGACGGAGGAATGTAAGCATCTTGTCTCCGGCGTTCCTCTCTGTATGGATATGATCCGGCCGGAAGATATCGTCCGGGCCATGGAGCTTTATTACCTCGGTGGGGTGCTTCATGCCTAACATCCTCTTGCAAGCGGTGATCTTTAACACACTTCGGATCTTGAAACGCGAGAATCCCGGAGACTGTTATTACGAAAATTATTGGGGACATCTCCAGAGAAACGGAGAGAATTTCTACGATCAGTATATGCTCGCTTGGGAGATTGGAAGCACGAAACATCCGGCGCGCATCCTAGAGATCGGAACAAGGACCGGGATTTCTCTCTGCCAGCTTCTCAGCTCGTTCGTGGATCAATTAAAGATTCAAAAAGTCGTGTGCATTGATCCCTTTAACGATCCTTACACCTCCGCGGAGCTGGTGAAGAAGAACTTGCGGTGTCTTAATCTCCCGGTCGAGAAAGTTGAGTTCTTGGTCGGCTTGTCAAAAGACTTCCTTCCGAAGATGATTTATCTCGAAAAGGATCTCTTTGATTACATCCTCGTCGATGGCGATCATTCCAAGGCCGCGGCGCGCGAGGACCTAGAATCCGTTCATTCCCTTGTTGCTACCGGTGGCGTGATCGTGTTCGATGATATCTCGGACGCTCCCGGAGAGTGCGGGCTAATCGACGTTTGGCAGCAATTCAAAGAGGAGCATGAGTCTGAATACGAATGGCATCAGAACATGGCCGGGAAGGGGGTCGCGTGGGCGTTCCGAAAATGATCTACACGTTTGGCGATTCTCACGCGTGGCATTGCTGGCTCAAGATCAAGAATACAATGCCGTTCTCTCCGGGACCGATGACGCTCTATCATTTCGGATTTTACAAGCCGGTAATGACCAGCAAAGTTCCTTTGGAGGATGTCGTCGTATTCTCGTATGGAGAGATTGATTGCCGGTGTCAGATCCATAAGTTCCCGCCTTGGGAGGAAACGATCGACAAACTTGTGGAGAATTACAAACTGGCTCTGGACGCGAACGCGGTCGGCCGGGATCCAAAACGCGTTTGGGTGAATTACGGCGTTCCTCCTCCACGCCGGGATGGACTTCCTCACGTGGAAGCGGAGAATCCGGATTATCCCTTCCTCGGATCAGATCAGGAGCGTCTTTCCTTCGTGCGCCGCATGAACGATGGCTTAAAGAAACTTCCGTATACCTACATTGACCTTTACGATCAATATGCGGACAAGGACGGCTTCTTGAATCCCGCAATGAGCGACGATCAATGTCACGTTTCGGATCCTAAACCATTACAGGAGTGGGTCAATGCTCACACATGAAAAAGACATAGAATATTTTGGGGAGTATCCAGCTCCGGTTATGCAAGCAGTTCAAGAGCTGCATCACACGAATATCAACTCAACGATCTCGTTTTTCGGACCGATGATGTATTTCCTCCTGCGCGATATCGGCGCGGAACAAGTGCTAGAGATCGGTCACGCGGAAGGATACACCGCTCATTATCTCGCGAACGCTGTCAAGGATAACGCCACGCGTTACGGAATGGCTGGGAACAAGTATTACGGCATTGATATCGTTCAGACAGAGAAGGTCCGGGCCGCGCTTGAGGCGAAAGGATTGCCGGTGGATATCCGGGAGCTGGACTCGATGCTTTTGACTCCAGACACGTTTAAGGACGTTCTCTTTGACGTGATCTTTCAAGACGGATGCCATGATACGGAGCATGTCGTCCAAGAGATCAAAACCATGTATCCGCAGCTCAAGGGTGAAGGAAAAGGCTACTGGATCATGCACGATTGTTTCGGACCGGCAGAAGAAGGCTTTCACGCTATAAAAAAACTCATCGACGAGGGCGTATTTAACTTTGAATTTGTCAGAATCTTCTCATGTTACGGGCTTTGCATCTTCCGTAAAATGGAAGGCTGGGACGAATCTAAAAGACATTGGAGGGATTAGATGATTTGCGACGTTTGCAAGAGAGATCAAGACGAGGGGACGAGCGCTCTGGTTTGCCTTGGAAAGACGTATAATCTTTGCCCGTTCGATCTTCTTGAGGTCGAAAGGTTCATCGGATCCAGAATCAGCGGGGACGTGATTAACATAAATTGGGGTGGCGGGAAGCTCGCTCCCGGTTGTTGGGAAAATCTCCGGGAACTGATCCGGAAGAATCATATCTCTGAGGTGCTGGAGCTTGGCGCCGGTCTTTCAAGCGAACTTTTCTTCCTCGAAGGTCTTGATCTGGTGAGTTTTGACGTGTTGGATTTTCATATCGCCATGCTCGCAAAATGCAGTTCCATGCGAGCGAGTTACTCAGGAAAGAATAAAGCGAAGTTCCACGCCTACGAATACGGAACGAATCCTCCGGTTATGGAGCTTTATCCCGGCCGGAAATGGAATTTCGTGTTCGTTGACGGTCCGCAAGAGCGATCCCGCGAAGTTTGGATCGCTATGCAAGTCTCAAGTCAGTTCATCTATCTCCATGATCCAAATATGGGTGAGGAAACGTTCTTTCCTAACGCGGAATGGGAAATGGTTGGCGGGGACATGAAACTTTTCAAGAAAAAACGGATCGCGAGCCATCACGGACAAGTCCTCGACCTTTTAAAACAGCATTTTGGCGATAAAAAGGTGTTGGGACTTGAGATCGGGACGCATTACGGCTGTCTTACCAAAGCGATCCTCTCAGAATGTCAGAATATCGGGCTTTATACGGTGGATCCTTGGACGCATCAAGAGGGAAACACGTTTGAAGCCGCCCGACCGCAAGAGGAAATGACGACCATGCGCGAACACGCGGAAAACGCGTTAAAAGTGTATGGCGATCGCGTAAAAATCATGCCCATGACGAGCGACGACGCGTTTAAAGAGATAAACGAGCAAGTCGATTTCGTTTGGATCGACGGAGATCACACCGTTTCGACCGTGGTCCGGGATATCGAGCATGGCCTTCAGATGGTGAAGCCCGGCGGGATCCTCGGCGGTCATGATTTCCAGACCGTGAAGGAAGCGATTGACCAAACCTTGCAAGGGATCGACGTCCACGAAGGACACGATCAAACTTGGTGGATCTATGCCTAAATACGGAATTATCGTATCCGCTTGCAAGAAATACGTCCCGGAACTGTGCGCGCTTCTTAACAGTCTCGAAAACGTTCACAACGTCCACGACGTTCACGTCAACGGCTTCAATCTCCCGGAGGATTTCGTCCAGCAATTCGGGAAAGTCGGCTATAAAATCATCCATCATCCAATTTCTGAGGCCGACGCCCGCGAGTTTGGGGGAGAATCGGAGATTTTATGCCGAAAACGTTACTGGTTAGCCGCGGAATGGGGGTCAGAATACGACGCTATCGTGGTTCTGGACGCGGATATGATCGTGGTTAGGGATATGGGCGCCTTTTTCAGAATCGCGGCCTCTGGGACGATCCTAGGCGTAACTCTGGAACAGAAAACGACCTATGGGACCGATGAGCAAGGCCATGATCACCAGCGCGTCCTTGGCGAGCATCTGGTAAAGACTCCGACGTGGAACACACAAGACATGTGCTGTACCCCGATGTTCATAAACGCGAAAACATACGGACCGCAGCTCCGAAAAGCGTGGGATATCTTCACTTGGGGATATCCTGTTAATAACTTCAAAGCCCCGGATCAGCAAGCGTTTAACATGATCCTCGTCGCTGAGGATCTCACTAAAAACGTTGTGCTGCTACCTAACATGTGTTGGGTGGGAAGTAACGAGAAGCTGCTGAAACCGTACACGCGCGTTACGACTCAGAGCGACGGACTTCTTTGGACCGAATCCGGGGAACCTATCTTTATTTTCCACGGCCGGTATTATACGAAAAAATGGAGAAAACAGCAGGTCATTAACCGGCATGGCTGCGCCGCCGGCTATCTCAAAGCAACGGAATGTTGCGACGCTATGGCCGAAGGATCCATGAACTGTCTTTACGAGTTTTTCAAGAAATGTCTTGCCGGTCCTATCGTCATCGACGCGACAAAGGAATACACGACCGACGGCCTCCCGGATCAAACGTATGAAGAAATGGGAAAAGAGCTGGTATGAGTTACATTACTGAAGCGACAAACGGAATGAAACTCGCGGAGCATCTCGATACCGGGAAGTTCCGTACCGTTCTTCTTCCCTTCTGGCATGGGGTCGGCGACGTCGTGATGGTCCTTCCAATCGTCGAAAAACTTCGGGAACTGTATCCGCATATCGAGTTTTCTCTTGGGTTATGCAGGGGATTAGATCAAGAAAAGTTCGTTCCCGGAGCGGTCCTTCTCGATGGCGATTGGCGGGAGAAAGCGCTTACTCTCGGTTTTGATCTGGTGTTCCCTATCAATTTCCCGCTTGAGAGGATTGACGATCTCACCAAGACGAAAGCGGAAGTTTCTTGCGAAGTGGAGATCGGGATCCCTCCGGTGTGCGGTCACGTTCCTATCGGAGCTAAAAAGCTCGTTGGGGTCTGTTTTCAATGTACGTCCGTCCCTTGGATGGCAAACGCGGATCTTGAGGTCGCTGAAAAGATCTGGAACGATATCAAGGAGGCGGGGTATGTCCCTATCGAAACTCAATTTATTCATTGCTTTGCTAATCCCGACAATCAACTTTATTCTTTTGTGGATGCTCACGTTCGTGGGTGTCCGGCCAAACTTGAAACGCTTATGGCTCTACTCTCTAGCTGCCACGCTTTTATTGGAACTGTGGGCGGGAATTTTCACCTCGCGCTTTCGATCTTAGGACCGGATCGAGTGATGCTTCTCGAAAAGGATCTGAAACGAGAGCATTTCACGAAAGAGAATATCGCTATTGCGAATTTGAAGGACTATCAAGGGGAAGTAAAAAAATGGCTGTCTCGCAACCTAATCCAACAGACAAATTAGACGCGCCGTCGCATAGCAAGCTCCATCGTGTCGTTGGGGTGGATCTCGCTGCCCCGGACGAGAGTCTCAATATCGATGCTTCTGGGAACGCGACGATAAAAGCCATCCCATCCATCCCGGTTCTTGCGACGGACGCTCTTGGAAAGGTTGTAAGCGGTCTTTCGGCCGCGGATCTACGTTATGGAGCGACAAAACCGCTTCAGCTCTCAGGAGATTTCAGAGCGCTTTTTAACGTAAAAGTTGATTGGCGGCTCCTAGATCTTAAACGCTCGGTCTTGGCGTTTCCAAACGGAGTGACAATTCTTTCTTGGTATCTGGACTCCTCTGAAAGCGATCCGACGACGGAAATAAATGCAAACCTAAAATATTGCGACGGCGGGGATGGACCGTTTCCGGGAACTGGAGTCACGCTCATTGACGTCATTGATAGCGATCACGGAAAATCTTCAAGAGAGGACATGTCATTATCCGCTAGAGGGACCGGAATTATTCCTCCGGGGATGGTAATTTTTCTCAGTTTTGACGAGGATCCCACGGACTACAATGTGACGTGGCTTCTCACTCTAAATTTATTAATTTCTCCTACGTTTAGTTCTTCGAGTTCGAGTTCGAGTTCGAGTTCTTTGAGTTCAAGTTCGAGTTCCAGCTCTTTAAGTTCCAGTTCGTCAAGTTCCAGTTCTTCGAGGTCCAGTTCTTCGAGTTCCAGTTCTTCGAGTTCGAGATCGAGTTCTTCGAGTTCCAGTTCTTCGAGGTCCAGTTCTTCGAGGTCCAGCTCCAGTTCCAGCTCACAATCTGAGGAGCCTTAACCGTGGCAAATAAATGGGCAATTACAGGAGGCGGGACTTGGAATGGAGCTACTTGGGCGACAAGTAGCAATCAGAGCGTCTCAGACACAACCAAGCCAACCGCCACAGATAACGCTTACATGGATGAGTTTTCGGGAAATGTTACGCTTACGGCGAACGAAGGCGCGAGAACCGTTGTGATGAGCGGGTACGCGAACACCTTAGATATTCCGAAAACGATGGTTTTAACCCTGCAAAATTTCGGAAGTATTTTAGGCGGGACGATAACTGGAGGTGGAGCAATTACCCTTCAGTCCGGGGCTACTCTAAGCGGAACCGCGACATCTTTCGGGACAGTAACTTTGAATGTTACCGGATGCGTTCTTTCTACCGGCGTTGATTGTGAATGGGCGAAAATCGTACAGGCATCCGGAGTGATAACTTTCGCTGGAAGCGTAGCGACCGTTCATTCAGAGGTTTTAACTCTGTGGGCAAGTGGAACTCAGAGGCTTTATGTGAGTGGAAATCAGAAAGGCGGCTCAGTAACCGGACCGTCCGGAACTCCGATAATCGTAATGTGCGGGACGGGAACGTTCGGGACAACGACTCTCACTCTCGGTTGTGATGTTGAGATTGACACCTTTGGAACTATTACTTTCGGAGCAAGCGTGAGGTTTGGAACTTCAATTAAAACGTTCACTTACATCCGTGGGAATGTCGATACCTCCGCTTGCGTGGTTGGTGTGTTTGGGGCTTATAGCTTCGATACGAGTGGGATGACATTTGCTAACGTTGTTTTCTCTGGAACAGCGTCAACGACTCTTAGCTCTGCCTTCAACGCAACGATCATAGACAATAATCGAGCAACCTTATCGTTTGCGGGAGCTAGTCCCTTTGCCATCAACTGCGATACCTTCACTTCGGTCGCAAATTCCACAACCAGATTAAAGAATGGGTCTACGCTTACAGCGGCTCATTTATATTTTAGTGGGAATGACGCAATTCAAAGTACTTTTACTTCTACAACCTCCGGCCAAAAGGCTTTTGTGAATTTCACGGGCGGGGAAGATGACTATCGAATCATGGGAACGAACATGGGGGACATTGAATTCACTTCACCTCGGAAGATGTATAACTGGTTCGGAACGAATACGAGGGTAACGAATTGCGATGTTGCGGATGCGGATAATACGAGGCTCGTGATGCCTCAGTTAGTGGAGGTGTAAAATTCCTACTTTTACAGTGGCCGTTGGAGGCGGGGATTGGAATGTTGGAGCGACGTGGGGATCTGCCTCTTTTCCGGTCGCGGGAGATACCGCTATCATTGCCGCAACTTCTGGAGCGCTCCGGATCCCGACAGGAGTGCCGGCCGCTTGCTCGACCTTCACAATCCAGAAGGCAAGCACGACGACCTTCGACGCGAATTTGACTGTCTCCGGGGTGGTGACATTCACAGGCGCGGATATTCTTGCCGGAATAGCAACTTTATTCATCGGTGGAGGAATTACCGTAGGATTGAAAGGCTCGGTATCAGCGGCATCGACCGCCACAATCAATCTTAACGGAAATCAGACAGTTCCTTCATTTTCTTTCGGGGCCGATCTCATCATGTCGGCAGGAGTGATATCTTGGGGAAATAACACAAATTCCTTTTCTGGGATCGTGAAGTATACGGGTGGTACGATGTCCTTCAATCCCGCTCATATCGCGAGCTTTGCATCCGGTTCAAGTATCGACACCGCGGAGATGACGTGGAACACTGTTACATTTTCTGGAGCTATTACATTTTTAGACACTTTCAATGCCGTAAAAGCCGATTGGATTCAGCCGACTACTTTTTCCGGAGCTTTCGATTGGAATGTTGCGATTTTTAGAAGTGCAGGAACGGCCACTTTGACGCAGATCTCAAACGCTGCCTCGTCCTTAGTCTCTGGAATAACAATCAATGTCACGGACTCGATTTATATTGCAGGGAATTATCCATACTCCACGGAGATAAAATCCACGACTCCGGGGACGCAGTTTACGATAAACTTTACTGGCGGTGTCGCAGATTGCTACATTCATAACGCGATCCTGACGGATGTAAAAGTCACGGGAACCAATCTTCGCGGAGTGTTCATTGAGAGAAATAATTGCAGGGGCGTGAACCAGATTAGAAACTCGGATATGCTTGCCGCCGGAGCGACTTTATGCCTATTGAATTAACCTCGGCAAGTAAGATTGAGAACGTGTTCAAGGATATCTGTGCGGGGTGTACGACCTTTGCGTGTTGCGAGCAATGCTTCGGATCGGATGGTCATTACTTCATCATTGATCCAAAGGAATTGCAGGAGTTGAAAGATAAGTACGGCTGGAACAAGAAAGGGTTTTTAGGGAAGGAAGGCTGTCTCCTCCCAATAGAGTTACGTTCTGAAATGTGTTTGACGTGGATCTGTCCGGAGCGAAAGACGAAGGAACGACAAGATCTCGTAAAAGCATCATACGTTGTAGAAATCGGACAACTCACAAGGTAAAAGAATGTGTCAATCATATATGACGCGCCAAAAGCAGAATACGAGGATTCAAGATCGCTTTACGATGGGGAGGCTTCCAGCTCCTCATCATCGTCTAGCCGGTCCTCGTCTAGCTCCTCATCTTCATCCAGTAGCAGCTCCAGTTCATCCAGCTCCAGTTCCTCTTTTTCAAGCAGCTCCAGTAGTTCGAGTTCGAGTTCCAGCAGCTCCAGCTCCAGCAGCTCAAGCTCCAGCTCAAGCTCCAGTTTTTCGTCAAGCTCCAGTTCATCCAGCAGTTCTTCGTTTTCTTCTTCATCGAGTTCTTCGTCGTCAAGCTCAAGCTCATCGAGTTCATCGTCCTCATCCCTGTCCTCCAGCTCCAGCAGTAGTTCCAGCTCGATCAGCAGCTCCAGTTCCTCAAGCTCGTCTAGCTCGATCAGTTCCTCAAGCTCGTCGAGTTCCAGCAGCCATTCCAGCTCATCGTCATCGTCGAAATCGTCAAGCTCCAGCAGCAGTTCCAGCTCCTCAAGCTCTCTTAGCTCAAGCAGTTCGAGCAGCTCTAGCAGTTCTTCGAGATCGTCAAGCTCGTCCCGGTCATCCAGTTCTTCAAGTTCGTCAAGCTCTCGCAGTTCAAGCTCGTCCAGCTCAAGTTCATCAAGTTCTTCGTACTCATTTAGCTCGTCTAGCTCGTCAAGTTCAAGCAGCTCATCCAGCTCCAGCAGTTCGTCCAGCTCCAGCAGCTCCAGCTCATCCCGGAGCAGCAGTTCAAGTTCGTCCAGTTCCTCAAGCTCAAGTCTTTCAAGCTCGTCTAGCAGTTCATCGTCCCATGATCACCGGTGGGTCCTCATTCCCGGTCCTTGTGTCGATAAGAAGGCGTCCAAAGATCCAGCGATCCCAGAGTCGGTCCTTCCTTGGGCGCAGCGAATTGAGGATTGTCCAGTTAAAAAAGCTACGAAAGATCTCAATGATAATCCGGATCACGTTTAAGGATTCTTTATGAAAACGACAGTCCGAGAGGTTTAAAGTGGCATACAGCGACGATATCATACCTGTGATGACTTCAGATACCGCTCCGAGCGGGACGTGTAGCGCAAGCACTTGTCTTGTAACTAGTGATGGGTCTACTGAGGCTTTCCGTGCGTTTAATAAGGAGCTTCCCCTTTCCGGACAGACTCCGTATCAGCTTAATGGCTACCCTGTTTGGCACTCACAGCTTGGTTATCCTCACTGGCTTCAATATCAATTTCCTTCGACAAAGACGGTTACAAAATACACCATCAGATCGAGGAATATGCCGGTAAATGAAGGTTGTCTATACCCTAGAGACTGGACATTTTTAGGAAGCAATAACGGATCTGATTGGACTACTTTGGATACTCAAACAGATCAAACTTTCACATCAAGTGAGGTGAAGGAGTATACGTTCTCAAACACAAATGCTTATTCTTACTACCGAATAAACATCACTGAGTCGTCGGCTGAATATGGGGCATACGTTGCTATTGACGAACTTGCAATGATGGAAACTCTCGCCAGTTCGTCGAGTTCCAGCTCCTCAAGCTCTTCACTTTCTAGCAGCTCGTCCAGTTCATCGAGTCGGTCCAGTTCAAGCTCAAGGAGTTCTTCAAGTTCAAGCTCGTCCAGCTCCTCAAGCTCAAGGAGTTCTTCAAGTTCAAGCTCGTCCAGCTCGTCGCGTTCAAGCAGTTCGTCGAGTTCAAGCTCATCTAGCTCCTCAAGTTCGAGAAGTTCGTCGAGTTCCAGTAGTTCGTCCAGCTCGTCGCGTTCAAGCAGTTCGTCGAGTTCAAGCTCATCTAGCTCCTCAAGTTCGAGAAGTTCGTCGAGTTCAAGTTCATCCAGTTCTCGAAGCTCATCGAGTTCCAGCTCGTCTAGTTCATCCAGTTCCAGCTCGTCTAGTTCGAGTTCCAGTTCAAGTTCTTATAGTTCCAGTTCATCGAGTTCGTCGAGTTCCAGAAGTTCTTCCAGCTCATCTCGTTCGAGTAGTTCTTCCAGCTCTAGTTCGTCTCGCTCATCAAGCTCTTCAAGTTCGTCTAGTAGTTCTTCCTCGTTAAATAGCTCTTGGCCCGGACGTCCGGAAAATTGTTCTGAAAAAATCCCTATCCGGGATGCTGTTTTTGCTCCGGAAGTTCAAAACTCTTGGCCCGGCAGAACAGAAAATTGTGTAGAATCTATTCCTGTTAGAGATCCTGTGTTTCTTCCAGAAAATTCATGAGGGGGCTTTATGTCAGAATGTGATCCTTGGAGAATACGAGCGGAAGGATACGCGGTATCCTCGTCGAGTTCCTCGTCAAGCAGCTCCTCATCCTCAAAATCGTCCTCGTCATCTTCGAGTTCGTCGAGTTCTTCGAGTTCGAGTTCTTCGAGTTCTTACAGCTCGTCCAGCTCCCGGAGTTCATCAAGTTCATCCAGTTCGAGTTCGTCTCGGTCCAGCAGCTCAAGTTCGAGTTCATCCAGATCCACATAAGGAGAATCCATGTCTACTCTCGCGGAATTAGAGACAAAGGTTAAACAGATCTACAAGAGAAACGACGCGGATACGCTTCCTGTAAAGACCGCGATAAATGACACCTATAAGGCCATGCTGTCCGTGATCGGCCATCATAAATTACAGGATCGAATGTATAAGGATATCGCCGTCGGTCAGTATGAAATTACGCTTCCTTTGGGTATTCTCCGGATCGAGAATCCGATAAAAATCATTGATCCGATGGGCGGGAGCGAGGGAACCAATTCCTATCCTCTGCGATTTATGACGAAAGCGGAATACGATACAGTTGAGCCTTACCCGGAGTCTGCTGTCCCCGGTGTCGGGATCCCTTGGGGATACACACTCTGGAAAAACTCGATTTATCTTACGTCGATCCCGGATAAGACGTATATTCTTGAGATCCCGCTCGGTGGAGAGCCGGTGGATCTTCTGGAGGACGCGGATGATTCGATCCTTTCCTCAGTTTGGGACGAAACGATCATGGCCGGGGCGTTACACCGGCTTTTTGCGTCCGTGAAGCTCTACACCGATTCCGATTACTGGAGGAAAGTCTACATCAACGGATCCGAAGGGGATGGATACATGCTCGTCGGAGGTCTTAATCTGTTGCGCCAGCTCGATCACGACAATTTTAGTGCCGCTTCAATAGTGAGAAATCAACCGCTCTAAGGAGGATTTATGGCGTTCATGGAAACTTGGGATGAGACATTCCCATCTGATAACCAGCTTGCTAGTCTCGGAGCTGATGATATTCGAGGATTAACGGTCGCAGTTCGGGAGCGCCTCGCGATAGATCACGTCGCTCTCGCTATCGAGGGAGGAAACGCGAATATCGGACATCACAATAAAGCGACGCTTGTGGATCAAGTCGCGGATCTGCTGGGAGCTGCCGGCACTGTCCGTCTTTTCGGAAAAACGATCACTGGGAAGGTCGAGCTTTTTCTTGTCATGGCTGATAACACCGTGATCCAGCTTACCAGCGGAGGAAAATTAAACGTCGCGGCTCTTTCCGCGGTCCTCGCGACAACCTACGGAGGGACCGGATCATCCGCGGACGCGAACGGAGCTGGTGGCGTTGTAGTCCCGACCGGGGCTGTCAATGCTGCGAATGGAGCGGTAATTCTTACCGCCGACGCCAAGCTCCCCGCCGTGGATGGGAGTTTGCTGACTGGGATATCAAAAATTTCTATCCTTAGCGGAACTATTGCAAATGGAGCAACAATTCCACTTCCCGAAGGATACTCAGAGGGGCAGTGTAATTGGTTAGTATCTCACGGCCAATGGCGGTTTAATGCAGACCAGCACAGAACAGATTTTGGAATTGTATTCACAGCAATAGGAACCAGAGTCGTAACCATTCAAGGACTTGTCGATGGACTTACACTTGCGGTTGCAAACTATATAATTATAGGAGTTAAATAACATGAGATATGTTAAGAATTCAGAAAACTTAATTAATGTTTCAGTTTCTGGAGATATAGATTTAGAGGAGGGACAGTCTCTGTTTATTACCGATGACGTTGAGAAGATTTCTATAATAAATAGAAACATAGGAAATATCCGTGAGATAGATGGAGAATTATCTATCATCAATGTTCCTCAACCTCCTTCCGCAGAAGTCCTCGCCGCTCAAGAACTAGAAACTCTCATCGAAGCGAAGAAACGAGAGCTTGCGATTGCTGCACTCAAAAGCGAGAACAAACTGGACGCAAACTGCAAGGTCACGGAAACCGGAAAAGAATCAATAGGAAAATAGGGGTAAAATATGCCATACCTTAGAAAAGGAGAACTTCTCCCGGTCAAGGGATACGATCTATCCATCCCCTCTCTTTTCACGAAAGAGGGATATGGCTCCCCTTTAAATCTTCAGTACGATCGCGGTCTTTTGAGGAAACGCGACGGAAAATCTAAGTTCGGGAATCCGTCGTTTGGAAATATTCCGTTCATTCATCTGGACACGTTCAAACTCTCCACGCGCGTTCAGAGATTGATCGCGCATACGAAAAAACAAGTTTATGAATATAATTCCTCGACGAACAAGTTCGATGATCTGACTGGATTCTTGGCTGATCACACCGGGGACGACGACGATTATTTCGATAGCTGTACGGTCCCGGAACTCGATTGGTATCTATACACCAATTACGTCGATAGCATCAGAAAGATCTCGGACGTCGGGAACAGCGCGGTCCTTGCCGGAAATCCTCCAAAAGCTCGTTTCATGGAATATATGACTCCTTACGTCTTTATCGCAAATTTGAACGAGGGGGGTCTGGCGATTCCGACAAAAGGAGCTTGGTGCGACACCGGAGATCCGACAAACTGGAGTACGAATAACGCGGGTTCGGTTCTTTTTACCGATGATCCCACGGAGATCCGGCGCGTCAAGAAGATGGGAGAGTATATTTTTGTCTACAAATTCGGGATGACATACCGGGGTTGGCTTGTCGCTACCGCTGATATTTTCAGTTTTATCATTCACTCTCAAGACCGGGGACTTTACGCTCCTCGCGCTCTCGCGGAAGCCGATGGAAAGCATTTCTATATGGGGACGACCGATTTTCATGTGAATAACGGCGTCCGGATTGACGATATCGGGGGACCGATCCGTGAGTTTGTTTTCAATCGCTTGAATCGTTCTGTTAATAACTCTTGCTGGGCCATAATGGTGGACGAATATAAAGAGATCTGGTTCTTTATAACCGTCACCGGAAACACCGTCCCGACGGAAGTATGGAAATACAAATACGATCTTGGATTCTGGTACAAGGACACAGCGTTTAATTGTCTTTGCGGAACAAATTTCACGCAAACGACTAATATTCGCTGGACGGATCTTGTCGGGGCATGGCTCTCTCAATCGTGGAAATGGTCGGATCAATCCGGGCAAGCGGATTTTCCTTTTCAAGTGTTCGGCCGTGACGACGGTCTATGTTACAGGCGCGATCCTCGCATCTTGACGGATGGAGGGGACGTCTATACCGCCTCTCACGAAAGTCGGGATTTCTGCGGTCTTGGTGACTCCGGCCAGATCGGACCGGAGAACGATCAAGAATGGTATCAACTCGACGTTTGGGCGTCCGGAACAAGCATTGACGTTTACTATTCCTTGGACGAGGGAGACTCTTGGACCTTCGTAAAGACCCTGACTCTTACCCCAGAGATCAAGAAGCGAACAGTTTATTTCGACGTTATCTCTCCAACCATTCGTTTCAAATGTGAGAATCTTGATCCTAAAGGATATTTCACTTTCAGATCGCTTATCCCTTATTACATGGATTCTGGAAACGTGGAGAAACCATAATGCAACTCGACAAGGTAAACACAGGGAGAGCGCCCGCGGAGACTGAGTTTGAGAAGAATCTCGAAAAAACATTTCAGAAACTCACGGAACAACTCTCCTTAATTCTCACAAAAGGTCTTATTTTTCAAGATAACTTTGATTGCAATATTCAAACCGTGACTTTGAGCGCTGTCGTAGGTACGGAATTAGAGATTACGCATAATCTCAGAAAAATTCCGACAGGGTACATGGTTGTCTCAAAAGACAAAACCGGAGACATCTACAATGGATCTTCGGCTTGGACAGCGACCACGCTTTATTTGAAAAGTTCTGTTTCCTCTCCAACAATAACGGTACTGGTGTTTTGATGAACGCTCAAGTCCTTGAAAAGATCAAAGAGAAAGAAGTGGCGCGCGAAGTCTCAAGAGAGAAGATCCTCGCGTTCCAAGATGAGCTTTCCAAACTTCCGGGAGCGTTTTTCGGGGATTCTGATCAATGTCCCCTTACCCACAAATTCGCTCCGGGAATGTACGTCCGGGAGATCTTCATCCCGAAAGGGACATGCGTTGTCGGGAAAATTCATAAACACGACCATCCTAATTTTATTCTAAAAGGAGAGGTCCTCGTCATTACCGAGCATGAAGGCAAGGAACATCTCAAAGCTCCGCTCTCGATCATTTCAAAGGCTGGGACCAAGAGAATCGTCTTGGCGCTTGAGGACACGATTTGGATCACCGTTCACGCGACGAACGAAACGGATCTCATGGAGATCGAAAGAGTCGTGATTGCGAAAGATTACAAAGAATTTCAAGAATTCAAAACAAAACACTTGGAGGGTTAAATCATGTCTTGGATAGCCGTTGGCGTTGTTACGGGATCAGCAGTAATCGGGGGGGCTGTCGGAAGCATGTCTACGAGCAAAGGAAAGGGTGGCAAGGTTGAAATGATTGATACGAGGACTCCGGAACAGAAAGCGGTTGATAAATCCTCGGCCGATTGGATCACAAAATATACGCCCAGCTTTGCTCCGGGGACTCCTTATAGCGGGAAATTGAGCGCTGGAATGAACGGTTTTGAAACTGCCGGGATGGGATTCCTTCAGAATTATTTGACGGACGCCAGCGCCACAAACGCAAATCCTATGCTCGGTCTTGCGGAAAACGAGATCACAAAGACTCTGACCGGGGATTACGATCCTTCGACGTCTCAGTTCTATAAAGCGACTCGGGACGCGGCCATGACCGAAAGACAGGACGCCTTGAACACGCAGAATCAAGGGCTTGGCGCTCGGAACAAATATTTCTCAAGTGAGGCTTTAAACGAGGGGCAGCAGCTCAATACTAGGACCACGAACTTTCTCCAGCAGACGCTTGGAGCAATGTCCGAAAAAGAGCGAATGAACCGATTGAACGCGGTCCCGATGGCTCAATCTCTTGATAAGGCGAGAACCGCAGCACAAATCGCTCCGATCGCGGCGGCAACCACGTTCGGGGCGATCCCAAGAGAGTTAGAGCAGAAAGATTATGAGCGCCAATATCAAGCATGGCTGAACCAGAGAACGGAAATGGCAATGCCGATACAGGCCGCGAAAGGCTTCAACGCTGGAGATTTTAAGACCGTTGGGACTAATCCGGCCCCAACCTTTAATTGGGGATCGTTCCTCGGTCAAATTGGATCCGCGGCCGTGACCGCGGCAATCGCGTAAAGGAGAATTTATGGCAGAGAATGATTTTTTGAGACAGGGCGATACAGTCAGCGGAACGGATATCACGATCAATCAAGCTCCCAGCCAAGGGACGGAGTTCCTCAGTTCCTTCCTTGGGGGAATGATGAAGGGCGGGGGACAGGAAGAAAAACTCAAGAAGGAGAAGGATAAACTCTCTTATTACACAGAATTGCGCGAAGCGGGATATTCCGCGGAGGAAGCGACCGCGCGCGTTAATAAACAGTTCTCCGGTGGATTCTTGAATAAGATCCTCAAGAAAGACTCCGCGGGATTCTCCAAACCGGAAAATGATACGTTCGTGTCAAAGACCTCGAAAGACAAGGCCGCGGCCGCGAAGGATACGGCTGTTGCCGGCTGGTATAACCGGAGATCCGGAGAGTCCGGGACCAAGACAGGGACCGGGGACGCTCAGAGAATGGTGTCTCTTGAGAACATGCTCACCGGAATAAAACGCCAGCTCGGAAATCTCGATCCGAAGAAAGACGCGGAGAAGATCAAGAAGCTGGATAACAAGTCTGGATTATACGAAAGACAGCTTGAGAAGCTCACCGGAGTCTCTCAAGACGAAGAAGCGACGCAGAGTTACGTCCCCGGAGAAACGAAAGTCGGGCAAACGTTTCAGCACTCAAACGGAAAAACGTACAAAGTTCTGAATGTTGATGATCCAAATGATCCGGACGTAGAAGAAGTTTAAGGAGCTAAAATGAAACTGTCGTCGCTTGATTCTACCGATACAGATATCTCCGCTCCAAAAGGTCCTGTAAAGCTGTCCACGCTCTCCGCTCCCGCCAGATCCCCTATGAAATTATCGAAGGTTGCGGAGCCGCCGGTCCAAGACGACAACGCTCTTGAGGATACTCTTAACAAACGGAAGAAGGAGCTTGAGGATCAGCAGAAAGCTGCCTACGCCAAGGAGCAGGAGATCGCGAAGCAAGAAGCGGCACAGAACCAGCCGGAGAACTGGTCCAGTACCCGGTTTAAGAAAGAAGCGCCGAAGCCACAGACCCCGGAAGAACAGGCAATGTATGACGCGACCGTGGCGAAAAAGGAACTCACGGAATCGCAGATGGCCGATAAACTTCTCCCGCCGGAACTGAGAAGGAACGAGCTTGAGATCGGACCTCCAAAGCCGGACAAAAAGACGGTCATGGAAGGGCTTGGAAAGATCGTCATGGGAGGATTGACCGGCGCAGCGCATTACGCCGCGGAGGAGTCCGGCGCGTATAAAGCAGATCCCGCGGTCGAGAACGCGAAATCTCATAATATCTACGCGATCCAGCAGAATCTTGAGAGGGAAGCGCGCCTCGATCATATCTACAAAAACGCTCCGGAATTCATGAAAGAGAAGCTGGGAGAGGGCGTCGTCGAAGGCCGCGAAGAATCTCTCAAGAATTGGAAAGGGATACCCCTTGAAGAAATCAGACAGGAATACAAGGAACTGATTCGGAGGCCGGAGATCACCGGAATGAGGCCGGATACACCGACGTTTGAGGAGTTTTTGAGTATTCCCATGACCGGATTGGTCGCGATCGGTCTTATGTCGAACCCCATCGGCGTCGCTTTGGGCGTCGCTGGATTCATGGCGATCGACGAGATCGAGAACAAAGTCGTTTCCTCCATAAAGAAAAGACCGTACATCCTCGGCGCTGGGAAAGGGATATCGGATCTCCTTCCGGAGCAAGCGTCCGAAGCGACGGCCGCTGTCGTTGACATGATTGATTTTATCGGGAAAGGATTACTTCTCGGAGGGATCGGGAAACGCGCTCCGAAGATTTCGGAGTATCTGACGAGAGAGATCATCAACAAATATAATCTCCCGCGCGAAGTATTCATCGACCCGGTGAAGATCCGCAGCATTTTCGGGACCCCAAGCGAGACAGGGAACCCCATCACCCCGGAAGAACTGGATCTCGTCACCGGCCTCGGACTGAACGCGAAAGGCTACAAGGAAGCGTTCACGAAAGGCGTCACGATAAAGGTCCCGGTCGAGAAGATCACGACGCTCCGGGACCGTCCGTACTGGAAATCTCTGAAAGAAGCGATCGGACTGAAAGCGACCCCGGAAAAGGTCGTTACGGAAAGACCGACGAAGCCCGGAGTAAAACTCTCAGAAATTGGATATGAGCCATCCAAATCCAAACCGGCCACACCAGCCCCCAAAACGCAGAAACCTCCCCAAACGGGAGGGAAAGTGGCAAAAACCCCTATCCAAGAGGCGTTTGAGCCAATTATACAGGCCGGAGGCGGTACTTGGCTGGGATCCTTGCCCGGATTCACGAAAAAGGACGGAACGATCGTCCCCACGCAGATCCAGTTCCAAGCGCCGTCCGGGGACACGCTCGCGCTCCCGATGAATCAAGTATCCGCGGAGAACGTGAAAGCGAAGATCTCGGCTCTTGAGAAGAAATACCGGGAAGCGGAAAAAGGCGGCGGGGAAACTCCGGAGTCAGAAGAAAAGAAAGGTCCGAAGAAAATCTCGTCCAAAAAAGAGAAGATTGACGAGGAGCAAGACCGCGTTTCCTACGTTTACGCCGGCGGCTCAAAAATCGTAAAAATCAAGACGGATCCAAAGAAAGCAATCGTCCAGCTCAAAGAGGGAATTGAACATAACAAAGTCGCTGCCAAAGAAAGCACAAAAATCCTTGAGGATCTCAAGAAGAATGGCGCGAAGGAGATAAGCGAGAACGATATCAGACTTGCCGGAGGCGACGAGAAGTTAGCTCTGGAACGTGCCATTAATATGGTCCGGGGACACGTCGAGCATAACATGTCTCAGATCGAGCAATATAAGAGAGAGATCGCGCGTCTTGAGAGCGGGACTCCTCCGGCCGTTGTTAAGGTGGTGGATCATGGCGCTACCCCTAAAAAGAAGCCGGTGAAACTCAGTCAAGTCGAGAAACCGGCTAAGAAGAAACTCCCTCCGCATCTTCAAGAGATCGCAGATAAAACCAAAGGAATGACGGACGTTACCCCTCCCGGATTTGGACCAGAAGCCAAGCCGGACTTTGGAGCGCCTTCCCGGACCGCGGAGGATTTTGAGCTTAATCCCAAGAAGATGGCAGATCTGAAAAAGGGATACGTCGCGATCTCTTACAAGGGGAAGGTCTTTGCCGCGAAGATTGGCTCTACGCTCAACGGAGTCAAGATCTTCAATCACGCGGATCTTATCGAAGCGAAGAACATTGATTTCTTTGACAAGAAGCTCATCCCCGGATTCATAAGCAAAGCCGGGAAGTTTGTCGAGCAATATCCTCCAGAGGCCAAGGTTATCAAGGTCCGTCCACAACGAAAATTCGACGTTCAAAAGGCGGTGGACGCCGGAGACATAAAAACGATCGTTATTGCGTATGGTGGTTTAAACCGGAAAGCGGAGATATTCAAGAATTTCGCTCCATCGGAGCTAAAAAAAATCTCGTTCTTGTTTAAGGCAGTAACCAAGAAAACCGGTCGTAATCCGGATGATATGTTACAGAGTCTCGCGGAAGAATACCCGCAGCTTTTCGGGCAGTACGAATCAGACCATCAGATGATCCGCGCGCTCATCGACGGAACCGCGGATAAACGAATGGACGTGGATAAACTCATTGCAGAAAAGGAGGCTTTGGATGCAAAAGACGCCGCAGAATACGATCCCGCGACCGCCGCGGAAGCTGATCGAATCGCGAAAGAGGAGCTTGATGCTGAAAGAAGCAATCGAGAGAGGGAGGCTGGCGCAGGGGATCAATGGGAAGCAGTAAAGGGAGCGACCCCGGAAGATGATATCCATTTCTTTGGGGAGATCGTAAGAAACGGCCGGCGCCGGCCCTTGGCGATCGTTGGACAGAAACTTGTCCTAGACCAGAAAACTCCGTTCATGGCGACGAATAACTCCGGGGAGGGATCGAAAGTTATCGGGAATTACCAGACGCTTGAGGAGGCAAAGGCCGGCGTCGAGAAATTCTTTGAATCTAAGGGAGTAAAAGAACAGGGAGATCTTTTCGGGGAGGAACCGACTCGAAAAAAGCGGGAGTTTGGAGAAGCGCGCTCTCTCAAGCAACAAGCGGAGGTCCCGACAGATCTTGAAAAGGTCGGGATAGACGAGAAACAGCTCAAGATGTTCCCTACTTCTGAGACTGAAGCGGCCCACGGATCCGAAGCGAAGAAAGAAGCGAATCATAAGAAGGTTTTAGATTCTACGAAAAAAGCTGTCGTCAAGGTCGGGGACAAATACAAATCGGTCTATAAATCTCCGTTCGCTCTGAGATTCAAAGAGACAGGGAAACTATCTTTTCCCTCGCTCGTTTGGGATGGTAATCCCGCGTCCCTCGCTTTCGCGTTCCGTTTTCTGCATGAGGAAGCGGTCGAGAATTTCTGGATCGGATTCATGAAAGATGGAGTAATCCAAGCCGTTGAATTACACGCGACCGGGACGGTCGATGAAGCGGCGGTCCATCCCTATGAAATGCTGGGGCTTGGGGATCACGTTCAAGCGGATCAATTCTTTCTCGTCCACAATCATCCGTCCGGGAAGGTGGAACCAAGTCCGGCGGACCTCGATATCACCGCAAAGATAACTTCAGTTCTTGGTCCCCAAGGCATCGAATACGCCGGCCATCTCATTCTCGAAGGGGATCAGTTTGGATATCTTTCTGCGAAAAAAACCCCTCAAGTTCTCACGCATGAGCAATACGCCGCGACAAAAGACGTCGGAGTTTTCAAGAAATATCTGGAATGGAGCGCCGGAGAGAAAACCATCATTCCGGGAGTCGGGGAGCATGTGAGAAGTCCCCAAGCTCTTTTTGATTTGGCGAAAGGGATCCAGACCGGTGATAACGAGGGTCTTTTGGTGCTTTTGGATAAAGGGATGCGTATTCTGAATGTCTTGATATTCCCAAAAGGGCAACTTTCCGGAGTGGAAGCGGTACGATACGCCGCGAGAGCGAGAGCGACAGGAATTGTAACGATAAACTCTGGCTTGAACGGAGATAATTATCTTCCGGTAAAGAAGGAACTATCAAAGATCGGAGTGCGTTTCTTTGATAACGTCGAAGTCTTGGACGCGAATTCATATCGCTCTTGGTCGGAGCATAACGCTATGGATCCCGGAGAGACTTACGGACCGAAAGGGATCTCGGAAGGAACTTCCGCGTCATACGGATCCGGGAGTCTCGACGAATACGAGAAACAAGTCAAAGCTGCCGGAAAGGTCAAGGGCTTCAAGCTGTTTGAGGCGTTCAAAGCTCTTGGAAAGAAATATGTCTCGATCATTGGAGAGCGGTATATCGGCGCGAAGGGCGCGGCCGGGACGTATAAACACTCGACCGATACCGTCCGGACGGTGGCGCTCAATGCCGCGACGGTCGTGATCCATGAGTTCGGCCACGGTCTTGATTTCAAGGGAAAGATCGTAGACGAGATTTTGAGAAAGACCGGGACCTCAAAGAGCGGGAACCCGATCTATGACTCGTCCACGCTCCAGATCCGAAAGGAAATGACGGACCTCTATACGAATCACTACACCGGAGGACTGAAAACCCACAAGCTCGAAGTGCGTATGCGCGAAGGGATCGCGACGCTTCTTCAGAAATACATCGAGAAACCGTCCGTAATGCTCGCGAATTACCCGACTCTGGTGAAAGAGTTCCTTGAGCCGGGCGGTCGCTTCTACAAACCGGTTACGACAGCGTTCCTCAAGGACGTTCAAGCCGTCATTTCTCAGTATCAGAGTCTCGATGATCTTGGGAAGGTCGCGGCGCGCGTGACGACGGATCCGCAGCAGACCGGGCTTGGAAAGGATACGTTCCTCAATTTCATCGAAAGAATAAACACGTTCTGGGCTGATAACGTGTTCCCGATCTCGAAGATGGCGGGAGAGGCCGGCGTCGAAATGACCGCGCAGGATCCGGCGCTCTGGCTCAGAATGTACAACAACTCGAACGCGCTCATCCTAAACAACATCAAGGGTGGACGCGGGTACTGGACGCTCGCCGGAGACGCTTTTAAAAAGATCCATGATTTCAACTGGAAGAACGTGATCGAATCCCTCCAGAAAAATGGAAAAGTCGATGATTTTGGGTACTGGCTCGTCGCGCGGGACCAGCATTTCCAATACAAGGATCTCGCCAAGAAGAAAGAGGAAGCTCGCCTTGCCGTGGAAGCGCTCAAAACCTACGCGGAAATGGCCGGCGAGGGAATGAACATGGCGGGGGACCGGTCCTTACAGGAAGCGATCGAGGAAGCGAAGGGGATCATCCAGCGCTACGAGGATTTGAAGAAGGTCCTCGCGAAGAACGGATTCTCTGAGAGCGTCGTGACGAAGGCTTTCGAGGATCACAAGGACGTTTTCAAGGACGAAGCGGACCAGTTCGATAAGCTGGTGCGCGCGGACCTCCAGCTGCTCGCGGATCCGACAGTCGGGCTTATCACTCCGAAGCAATACGCGGAATACTCCTCGAAAGAAGGGTACGCGTCTTTGAAACGTGACGTGTATGACGAGGTTTTGGGGGACGAGGACCAGCTGATCCCGGTGAAGGTTGGGAAAACGAGGATATCGTCCATCATCAGTCGGAAAGGCTCAGAGCTGACCATCATAAATCCGCTCTACAACGCCATCCGAAACCACGCGGAAATCGTTCGGAAATCCTTAAAACAGATCGTTTACAACAAGATCGGAAAACTCGCGAAAAACGTACCCGGACTCATCCAGCAGCAACCGTTAAAGAGGCCGTATGATCCTCGGACGAAGAAAGTGAGTTACCCGCAGGAGAAAGATCCGAACATCATCATGGCGCGGGACGCGAACGGAAAGCGTGTCCCATACCTTGTCTCGTCCTTCATCAAAAAGGTCGTGGACGAGATCCTCGAATTCCGGAATATCGGGATTTTTGAGGAACTTCTCACGTCATTTAACAGGATTTTCTCGAAAGGAACGACCGGGCTTTACGCTCCGTTCACGGTCACGAACTTCACCATCGACCAGATCTCCGCGGTCGCGCAGACCCGGAATAATTACATCCCGGTCTATGACGCGCTCAATGAGGTCCTCCGGACGATCGCGAACAGGCAGGGGCAGGACTATCGCTTTTTCGAGGAATACATGATCCTCGGCGGCGAGAAACAAACGTTCATGGGCTGGCAGGACATGAACCCCAGCGAACTTTTCAAGAAGATTTCCGGGGAGAAGAACGTGATCATGCACATCTTGGGAGCGATCGAGGCTGGAGAGAATATTCTCGGCCTTCCTTCAAAGTATTCTGAGATCATCACACGCGCGTCCGAATACATCAAAGCGCGGAAGGCCGGGAAACCGCAGATCGTTGCGCTTGAGGAGGCCGGAGAAGTGACCGCTCCATTCCATCACACCGGCCAGCTTGGAGGTGGCTCCTTGGGAAAGACAGTCGTCAAGTCGATCCCTTTCTTCAATCCCGGAATTCAAGTGTTCGCGAAGTATCTGAGGACCATGACCGGCGAGAAATCGAGGAATAGAGCGATATTTACTTATCTGGCGATCACCGCGGCGCTCCTTGGGAGTCAGTATTATCTCTATGAGAAAGCGTCCCGGAAGCAAAAGGATCAGTATAACGATCTCCAGCCGGAAGAACTCTCGAACAATATCTTTCTTCCAAATCCTTGGGGCGATAATCTCATCAAGATCCGGATCCCGCAGCAGATGTCCGGGGTCGGGACGATCATTAACATGGCTCTGGCGAATCATTACCGGAGCGCGAATTACACCGCCGGTGATTTTATCGCGGCCGGGACGCAGATTCTCCCGACGCAAGCAAATCTCTCGGATCCGGTGAAAGCGTTCTATTCATGGATCCCGCAGATATTGAAACCGCTGATTGAGGTTACGGCCAACGTCCGGACGTTCCCGAAAGTGATCCCGCTGGAAGGCATGTCTCAGAAGAATAAGACGCCGGGCCAGAGATTCACGCAAGGGACGCTCCCGCTCCCGAAATGGATGGGCCGGAAACTCGGAGTCTCGCCAATCATGGTCCAGCATCTATTCCTCGGATACATGGGCCGCGTCGCGCGCCCGGTCTTGGGAGAGGTTCCGTTCTCGAAGGACAGCTCGTACAATCCTCTGGTAAAGAAATACTATTTCCAGTTCGGGAGGATGGTCCAGCGCTATTATGACATCAAAGAAAGAAACGCTCAGATCTTGGGCGATTATAAGAACGACAGAATAAAGTTATCGGACGCAGAGTACGGAGCCGCGGTCGAGCGCCGGGGCATCATTAAAGGCATCGAGAAAGAGATGAAAGAGTTTAAACAAGAGGAGTCGAATTACAGCCGGGAATTCGTTCTTGACGAAATTAAGCGTTTAATTGAAACGAAATGAAAGGATAGTTTGTGCTAAAACGAAAAAATGACCCCGAAGATCTGGACCCGGATTCTTTTCGCGAGGAGGACACTAGGCTTTGCTCACTTCATCACAAGTGGTTGAAGGAGCTTTTTATCGCGGTCCGCGGAAACGGAGACGTTAAGCATGGACTTCAATATCAAGTTCAAACTCTCGTTGATACTCAAAAAACCATTGAAAAGATCTCATGGATTGTTCTGATCGGTGTAACGGCAAATATCTTCCGCGTTTTTGGACCGGTGGTCGTTGAACATCTTGCGAGCTTGATAAAACACACATAAATCGAGGTAGGCCATGATTTGCGAAGGAAAGATAGGCTGTCACGCTTGTCTAAATTTTTTGCAAATTCTGGAACTTAAATTAACGAATGTTCTGGAAGCGGAGGATCGCGAGGCGGCGGTGCGCGAAGTTGTTAATTTAATAAAGCAGTTCAAAAAAGGAGGGTAACATGAATATCGGGATAGCGATTAAGAAAGGTCTTTTGGGAGCGTTGACATTCGGGGTAGCGTTTATCACTCCGCAGTTGGTTCTGAAGCTCGTCCCTGACAGCATTGAGAATATGACTGTCGGTGCGGTGATTGCCGCATTGGTGGTTACTGGAACGAACATCATCAAGAACTGGGCGAAGAAATAAATGCTTGAAATCATCGGGAACGCACTCAAGCTCATCATGATGCTTCTCGGGAAATGGTTTGAATACACCGATGAGCAGAAGGCAAAAGCCAAGGAAATTCTCAAGGAGGTTCCGAATGCGAAAGACCCAAGTTCTATTACTGCTATGTTTGATAGGATTAACAGGTTGTAGCACTATTGTCCTTCATCCCGTTACGGACAAGGACATCAAGATGGTGGATGGATACGTCTGTATGTCTCCTGAATACGTTCAAGAGGTTATGAAAGCGAGGCTTGAAAAATGAGTAAGAGAAAGACTATCTCTCAAAGATGGTATGCTTGGAATGAGAAGGAGCCAGTATGGTCATACTCAGCATTGGCATGCTTTGCCTTGGCGATGCTTGGACTGACTATCCATTTAGGAATTCCAGGGGTTCTTCGAACCATCGGTCTATTCATGCTTATTGGCTTCGACCTTAGCTTGCTAGGTATCACCTTAGCTAGGAAGCAGCTTTGGTGGTTCAGCTTCTTCTGCTACATCACTCTTGGGGTTCTTGGGTGGGAAGTGGCGAGTTACTTCTTTGGGAGTCCGAGATGAACTGGAAAGCTATGCTGGAGCCGGAAGAATACTTCGTAGGCGCGGTTCTTCAGTTCCCTCTCTACTTCATCGTGGGATGGTCCATACTTCCCGTTATGGCGATCTGCGGACTTCTTTGGAGGTTGGGAGGGATCTCCGGAGGCAATAAACTATTCCGTAGATTGGGCGTTCCTTTTGTGGTTTGTTTCGCGACATTCATGTGTACCAAGAATCAATGGATATGGTTCGCCGTTCCTTTCATGGTATGGCTGAACCCGATGACGTACGGAATTGATTCTTGGCTTTATAGGTGGCTCAAGAACGATTTCCTTGTGAGAATTCTTGGATACGCTTGGTATTGGGCAGCGTTTTCTGTGGTGTTTTTTATTTCAAAATAAATCTTGAGTTTTAAAATGGATGGTCGTAATATGTTGCATGATGATGAAAACAATAAGATCAAACTCAATCTCAAAAACGTTCCCAGTTGGTAAAAGGACAAGGCCTTTATTGTGCCTCATCACGGCGTTTCTCGTCGTGTCCGGAGCCTCTGGGAACCTCTCCGCTTCTGAGATCAAAACTGGAAAAGCGTCATGGTATTCCACGGAAGCCTGTACGGAACCCCACAAAAAAATCTACACAAAGGACTGTCTCACCGCGTCCGGAAAGAGTCTCTATGCCCTCGAAGAAAAAGGAGTCTTGTTTGCAGCTTCATGGTCGTACCCCCTTGGGGCGAAAGTGCGTGTCACGAATAAAGAAAATTCTAAATCCGTCGTGGTGCAAATCCTCGATCATGGACCGTCAAAAAGACTTGCTCGAATTATTGATCTTGGGAAATTTGCTTTCGGACAAATCTCCGATCTAAAGAAAGGAATGATCGTGGTAACAGTCGAACGAATCCCCACACAAACAAAAAAGGAGAAACGACATGGCAAATGAACTCGCAAGAAAAACGGCTATCGAATCTATGGCCGCGCGCTTACAAGTATCTTCAACGCAGCTTCAAAAGACCCTGCAAATGACCGCCTTTAAAGATTGCAAGACGCCGGAGGAATTCGTGGCTTGCGTCATTGTGGCAAATACCTACCAACTGAACCCGCTCTTGAAAGAGATTTACGCGTTCAGCGGTAAGGGTGGCGGCGTGGTCCCGATCGTTCCGGTCGATGGATGGATCTCCCTCATGAACAAGCACAGAAACCAAGCGGGGGAATTTGACCATGACGGAATAACCACGGTAGAGAACAAGGCCAAGGACGGACAGAAGAACGCGTCCAAGACCGATGTGGAAAGCATCACGGCCACGATTTTCACGAAGGGGCGCACTCATCCCACCGTGGTCACGGAGTACATGGAGGAATGTTTTAACGGAAACAAAGAGCCGTGGAAGAATTTTCCTCGCCGTATGTTGAGGCACAAGGCGATAATTCAATGCGCGCGCGTGGCCTATGGCTTCTCTGGGATCTACGACCCCGATGAAGGGGAGCGCATTATCGAATCTCAGATCGTCGGAGGCCAAGATCCGATCGTGATGCCCCAGCCGAAGATCCCGGAACCGGTCCTTGCCGGCCCTGTCGTTGAAATGATCCCTCCGGGAGAGCTTTCCCAAGAGGAGAAAGACGATATTCAAGCCGCGGAAGCGAAGGCCGCGAACGAGGTTTTGAAAGCAAAAAAAGAAAGGATTAAATCCGATGCCGATCGCGCTCTCATCTAGGAAAGGACGTCGAGTGAAAAGCATTGCTGATTTGATATCCCTTGCCAACGATGGGAGATCAGTTGTTTACGGGCCGAACAATATCCGCGTCCCGGCAGCGTTTCTTCAGAATTGGCCGGCGCGTGTTCTCCACAACACAATAATCGGTTATGGAGTTTGGGTTTATTATAAAAACAATCAATGGCTCAAGGAGTGTAAGCGTGAATCCAGACCCGCTCTTTAAGTTCGATTTCGAGAAGCATGAGTATAGCTACGCCGGCATCGTTGAGCCAAGCGTAACGCAACTGCTTCAAGAATTCGGGCTTATTGATTATTCAGCGGTCCCAAGATCGCATTTGAATTTTAAGCGCGATCTTGGTATCGGGGTCCATTACGCTTGCGAGCTTCTGGATCATCATAACCTCGACGAAGAAAATCTGGATCCGCGGATAAAACCCTACGTTGACGCCTATAAGAAATTCTGTGAATTCACCGGATTTGAAGTGAATTCCGATCTCACGGAAGCGAAGCTGCGCTCCGCGAAATGGCGGTTCTGCGGTTCCCCGGACCGGCAAGGGCTTCACACAACGTCGCTGGGATCTGAGCAAGTGATCATCGACCTCAAAGCAACGTGGAAGATGTACCGCTGCGTCGGTCCCCAGCTCCGCGGGTACAAGATTCTCATCGAGGAGAATTTCAAGATCAAGATCAAGAAAGTGTTCGGGCTTCTCTTGTCCGGGACCGGTCATTACGATCTCGTTCCGTTCGATGATAAGACCGACGAGAATGATTTTCTCGCTTGCGTGTCACTCCATTGGGCCAAAAAAAACAAATACAGAAAAGGAGAATCAAATGGAAGCTACGACGAATATCAGCTTATCGAAGGATCAGCAGGAGTTTCTTGACCGGGAGATCAGTCCGAAGGTGGCCTCGGCAAACGCGCTCCAGATTAAATCCAGCCAAGACAGTCTTGGCGCGCAAGAGGTTTTGAAGGAAATCAAGACTGTCGCCAAGCGCGTCTATGAGAAGTTCCACGCTCCGGTCGAGTCCGCTCACGCTGCTTGGAAGGCCGCGAAAGATCTCGAAAACTTCTTTATGGGGCCGTTCGAGGAAGCGGAAGCGATCATCAAGCGGAAGGTCGTGACATTCCAGCAAGAGATCGAGCGGGTCCAGCGCGAGGAAGCGAACAGGATCGAGGCGAAACGACTCCAAGAGGAGCGCGTCCGGAAAGAGGAGCTGGAGCGCCAAGCCAAGGCCGCGGAAGCTAAAGGAAACGCGGAGAAAGCGAAAGCGCTGCGGGATAACGCGGAGGCGTATGTCGCTCCGGTGACGTTTGTCCCGCCTCCGACCGCGCAAGCGTCTGGGACAGCGTTCAAAAAGACGTGGAAAGCGGAGGTTACGGACCTCCCAGCGCTCCTCAAATCCATTTCTGAGGGTAGGGCGCCCCTTGGGATCGTAAGCATCAACGAGGGGGCATTAAACGCTTATGCGAAGGCCGTAAAAGGGACTATGCCGGTCCCCGGCCTCAAATTCTTTGAAGAATCCGGTATGGCTGTAAGGACGAAGTGATTTATGACTCAAGTCGCGGGTGTTTTGGCTTTCTTGAAGGCTGGAAACTCGATCACATGGCTCGATTGTCTCAAAAATGGATGGGGGAATAACCTCTCCGGCCGGATCTGCGAGATAAAACGCGCGAATCCGGAGCTTGATATCCGCGACGAGTTCGTGACTGTGGACGGTAAGTCCTTTAAAAAATACTGGATTTACCGTCCGAAGATGCAAAGCGATATTTTCCTTTCCGATGATTCCGTAAAACAACACGAATGGGCTAAGGAATAACATGCACCGCGGCTATATCAAATTATGGAGAAAAATCGAGGATTGGGAATGGTTTGACGATCCAATAACTCTTTGGTTTTTCATTCGTCTTATGTTTATGGCGAACTGGAAAACGAAAAAATGGCATGGATTTACCATAAAACCGGGACAGTTTATATCCTCAATCGAGCATTTACGTTTTGAATATAAAGAGCATGGAAAAAAGAAAAGGCTGGGGTCACAAATGGTGCGCACAATAGTGAAACGCCTAAGTTCAACATGCGAGCTAACATGCCAGCCAACAAACGCTTTTACCTTGTTTTCTATTGTTAATTGGAAAAAATATCAGTCTGAGGAAACAAGCCAGCTAACTAGCCAGCTAACAAACGGCCAACAAACGACTAACAAACGACTAACAACAACTAAAGAACGTATTAAGAATGATAAGAATAAGGCGATTTTATCTGACGATGAAAAACGAGAAGAATGTGAAGCGCAAAAAGAGTTTAGAAAGTTAGCGGCTCAGTTAGCTGGAAAGAAGGTGATTGTATGAACGCACCCAAGTCAACCCTTTCTCAAGATAAAAAGGAGGAACGGAAATGAAACGTATGAGCAACAAGATGCTTAATCTGAGATCCTAAGAAGAAGAACTATCTGAGGCATATCTTCGGATTCGCAGACACCTTGGGGCGTGGGATACGAAGCATGGAGGGGTTGATAGGTTTGAGGTCACGGAGAAGAAGTTGGTTGATTTGATTTCCGAAAACAAGGCTCTCCGCTCTGATGTAGAGTTCAGGGACGAGGAAAACAAAGGATTGAGGAGGCGTTAGATGAACATCCCAGAGGTGGCGTTAATGGCAAGGAAACTTCATGGGTGGTACATGGAGGCGGTGAAGGATTTAGAGGGGAGGGATGTATGAGCGATGGAAAAGGATGTCAATGCGGTGCTTATGGAAGCTATGAGTGCGGATGCCCAGATGTCGATTGGACTCCACAGGAAGTGTATGACTTGAAAGCAAAGATTATTTTTCTTGAGAAAAAACTTTCCATTTATCAAGAGCAAGAAAAGCGTTGGCTTTCGCAGATAGTTGTTGGTGATTACGATGCTTGTAACACTCTTTGTGATGCTCTGGAAATGCAGGGCAGAGATATTCAAGCCTTAAGAAAAGAGAATGCTAACCTTCGGAGGAAGAATGAAGATTCTTAAAGTAATAGGAATGATTATCGGGTGCTTGATAACTGGGTTGTTTATGTATCTTGCGGCAAAGGCAGGTGGACATTGATTATAATTTATGGACTGTTATTTTGGATAATCTTTATCTATGTTGGAGAAATTGTAATTAAGTATTTCAAATGGTAAAAGATGTGAAAGACCATATCGGTGAGGTTAACAAAATGGTATGCCCTCCTGAGGCAAGGGTGGATTGGGAGAAGGAGGCAAGTGAAATATGGGCAAAGATTCTTGAGGTAAAGAGTTGGCAAGGAATGACGGAGATGCAGTTGCTTGAATGTCTACATAGCGAATGGTTCACAGTCGTATCAGCCGCATTTGAGAAAGGACGGGAAGCGAGATGAAAAGGAAATGGAAGTTCCCACATATATCGATGAAGGCGAGGGAATCCTTTTACAAGATACCATGTTGGATTAAGAAGGTAGGGTATCTTTATCCCGATGGAAAGTTCAGCTATAAGCAAGAGCCGTGCAAATGGGGAGAAAGAGAAGGTTATCCCGCTTGCACCCTTCAGCTTGTCTGCCCTTATGTTGGAAATTATCGGCACAATTCTAAGGGCGAGAAGATTTCAGAATCTATTGGTCGATGTTCTCAAGAATGTTTAGACCCGCAGATTCGGCAAGCGATTGAAGCATTTGTAACTCTGCATCCGCATATTATGTGAACCAATCTAACAAGGAGGAACGGAAATGAAGATATACGAGATTAGAGATATTTCTGATGATGAAAGATATTACACCGTGAAGTATTGCTCGACAGCTTTTGATGCCATCGAAGAATTGAAACGGCTCAAAGAGGACGTTTCGGAATATCAGGACGATACGGAGCTTGTTGTCGGTGCGGTTTATGAGCATGAAGTCGGGGTGTTCAGCCATCAAGAAGGATTTGACGTAAAGATTTTTGAGATGTCCTATTCCCAAGAATATCTTGAGGACAAGGACGAATATATTTGGAAAGGTGAAGTGACATTCCCTAAGCCCACTTCATCATCAGGTGAGATAGCCAAAGGAGAGGAGAGGTGATTGAGTATCTTGGCGAAAAGAAATATTATTTCTAAAGGGAGATGGAAAGTGTTAATCCACAGAGAACGCGGAACGAAGTACGGAAACGAGACATGCCAAGGGTATCCGTCCAAGCTGGAGAAGTCCGTCGGGGACCGGCTTAAACTTCTGGAGAAGTCCGGGAAGATCTCCGGGCTGCGCCGGCAAGTATCGGTTCGGCTTGGGTTGAAGTTCTGGCGCTGCGATTTCGCGTATGTCGAGAACGGAGAGACTGTTTTTTGTGAGGCGAAGGGATACGACGCAATGGGAAACTGGCCGTGGATCAAAGAAATGTGGAGGATCGTCGGTCCCGGCCGGCTTGAGGTCTGGATGGGGACGTGGAAGAATCCGTACCGAACTGAGATAATCGAAAGGGGGATACATGCTCCAGTTATTTAAGAACGTATTCTGGGAAAAGGAAAAAATCAAAACAAAAGAAGATCCTCATGCTATTGATCCGGTACCGATGTTAAAGCGAATGGTAGAGAGGGATTTCTTCAAAAGAATGGTGGAAAAGGTGAATTTTGAACAAAAACGGAAGATCAAACATCGAAAAAGGGGAGAAAGGCATGGAAGATCACTCGGATATGTGCGGAAAATGGGGGTGGCCAAGTGAATTTTACAAAGCTGATCGGGAGAATTCTTGGCAGAAAAGAGGAAAAGGTCCTCACGCAAAAGGATCTCGAAGATCAGATGCGGAGGAATTACGCGGCGAGAATGACGATGTTGAAGATCTCGGATCGGATGAAAGCGCGGCCGGACCGGATGAAAGCGGAGGCGCGCCGCAGGATGAGGGCTGCGCGACGAGCTTGCGTGAACCGGCATGTCCATCAAGGATCGACGATGGAGGAGGGCGATAAACCAGCGTTTTACTCTCACGGCGTGTTATTCAAGGACGGAAACGGCGAGTATGTTCTGGAGGTCCTATGATCCGCGCTCTTGAGATCCTCATCATCACGGTTATGGTGGTCGCGCTCTCCATTCTTATCGGGATCTGGAGGACGCCGACGGCGCTCGCGGATTGGAGGGAGTCGTACCGGGACGGATACCGGGCCGGATACACGCTCCCAGACGAGGATGGGATCCGCGCGGGTAATCCATCGGTCCCAACACCGGAAACGCCGCGTGTCGCGGAGGACGATGACGAGGCTTTTGCGCGCGGGGCGATCGACGGAAACGAATTCAAAGAAAACCAAGAGGAGGAAGAAGAATGAAACTGGTGATAGTCGAGGCAGGAACCATCGAAGGCTTTACCGCGGCATGGGTCGTGACGCGCGCTCTTAAGGGGGATTGTCAGATCGTGGAGTTCGCCGCCGGAGATCATCTTCCGCTTATGACTGGAAGGGATGTTTTGATCCTTGGGGTGTCCTTCGCGCGCAATCAAGTCATAAGCTGCATCAAGACCGCGGCTGCGTTCAAGATGATCGACAACGATTTCAAGGCGAAAAACGAGCTGGCCGGCATCAAAGAGGTGAAGGTGAACATGAAACAGACCGCGGCGCGGATGGCGTGGGAGTATCTACGCTGCGATTTCCGGGTCCGGATCGGGAAAGAAAAGAAGCAGGATTACGCGTTCTCAAGCGCTCCGTGGATCGTGGACTTCTCAACGGACGAGAAACGATGGAAATGGAAAGAGATGAATCCGTTCTTTGTCCGGCTCGCGATCGAGGAATGTTACGGCCGGAGCTTTGAGGATTGGGACGAGCTGGCGACGCGGGATCTCGCGGTCGTGATCGAGCAGGGAAAAACGCATCTTACCGAAAAACAGAAAACACAACCGGAAAAGGAGAGCGATCATGGAGAACTTGTCGGAGGAAGCGAACGGATCGGAGGGACAGACCGCGGCGATATTGGAAAAGCTCCTCGGAAAAATAAAAGCAAAAAGTAAGTTCATGCTCTCGCTCCACGTCGTTGAAGGCGGGAAGGTCCTACACCATTTCGTCACGAACGATTTCCCTAACGGAGATCTCCTGCCATGCGTCAAGTATCTTGAGGATGAATTCGTCAAGACTCTCAAGCGCGGCGCGACCGGGAATGGGAGAATGTAATCATGCGGTGTCCGGGATTCATGTGCGGATCATTACGGACGGAAGTTGTTAGGACGATCAAGCGCTCGTTATTCATCCGGCGCGTCCGGAAGTGTTTAAAATGCGGGATCATCTTTCCAACAGAGGAAAGGAAAAGCATGAAAGCGATCCGCGATTACGCTTGTTCGGGGTCGAGGTTTATGACCGGCAAGATAAAATGATCGCTCATATCGCGTTTAAAACGAAGAAAAAGCGTTACTGGTAGCACAATCAAAGATTTTTAACGTTTTTAGGTTGACGGAGAATATCTCGGAACGTAATAATCTGAGGTATGAAGCTCTCTAAAAAGCGAAAGCCCTGTAAATAAAGAGTCGGATTAATCGTCCGGCTCTTTTTTTTACTCGAAAAGCGGAATAGGATAAGACATGGCTTGCTGAAAGGATGGAAAAATCATGGCTCAGTTAAGCGTAGATCAGATCCGGACCAAGACGATGGTTTTGAATTGGTTGAATCAAAAGCGCTGGAATGGACTGAGTGAAGAAAACAAGATCAAGATCTATCTCAAGGTATGGGACAAGACAGTTCCGGACGCGGTTAAAGAATTAAACGTGAGCGGTGAGCTGAAGCTCTCAGAGGTTATTAAACTTGCCTATTCCACAAAGCGCGACGAAGAAGCTGGAAGCTAAACAGTTCCGGGACCGGATCAAAGACGATCCGCAGTTCTTTGTTCGCGAGATCCTCGGCATTGATAAGATCTGGGCCGGGCAAGTAAAGATCCTCGAAGCTCTCCGCAATAATAAAAAAGTCGTTGTTCCCTCCGGTCACGCGCTCGGCAAAGATTATATCGCCTCCGCTGTCGCGCTCTGGTTCTTATACTCGCATTATCCCTCGAAGGTTATTCTCACCGCTCCGTCGCAGCGCCAAGTTAAAGACATCATGTGGATGGAGCTATCCAGCCGGTACAAGAACGCGAAGGTCAAGCTCGATGGCGATCTGATGAGTCTGAAGCTCATGCTCGATCATGATTGGTTTGTCGAAGGATTTACGACGAAGGAAGTGAATCAATCGGTCGGGAAGTTCCAAGGTTATCATTCTCCGAACATTCTCGTCGTTATCTCTGAGGCGCAAGCGGTCGAGGAGCTGATCTTTGATCAAGCGGAAGCGATCATGACGTCGCATAACTCGAAGATGTTGATTATCGGGAATCCCATTCAATCGACCGGGCGTTTCGCGAAGATGATCAAGGATACGACTCATCACAAGGTTCTGGAGCTGTCCTGTCTTGATTCTCCGAACGTGATCGAGGGCCGCGAGGTCATTCCGGGGCTGGTGTCAAAGGCGTGGGTCGATGAGAAGCGCGTGAAGTGGAACGCTGACGGCTCCGGCAAAGATCCGCGGTGGATGGGGCGCGTTCTCGGCAAGGTACCGTCAACGAGCGTGAACACCGTGGTATCTGAGGACTTATACCGGAAATGTATCGACCGGCAGATAATCCAGCCTATTCGTAAAGGCTCGATCGGAGTGGACCCGGCCCGGTTCGGGGATGATGACATGGTTATCACCGTATTCGATAACGGCCAGCTCGTCGATGAGAAACTGATCCCGAAGTGCGACGCGGTGGAAGGCGCCGGCGAGATCATGATCATGCAGAAGAAGCATTTCCCACATGGGCAGATCGCGATCGTCGTTGATTGCGACGGGCTGGGCGGTCCTTATCTGGACGTGGCGAAGAAGATGGCCCCGGACAATCTTGAGATCAACTGGATCGAGTTCCACGGCTCATGTTCAGACACGCAGCAAGTAGACAGCCAGTATCAGAATCATCGGGCAGAGTGCGCGTTCTACGTCCGGGAGCTGATGGAGCAAGGATTGATATCCGTGAACGATAACGAGGTCGCGCTTGAGGAAGGAACTTGCGAGCAATATTTCATGAACCAGCGCGGTAGGATCCAGCTCGAGGATAAAGAGGACATTAAAGAGCGGATCGGACGAAGCCCAAACTCATGGGACGCGCGCAAGCTGGCGATATGGGGACTTCAATTCGCGCCAATAATCAAGACGAGAGACATGTATAGCCGGCGTAAATCGGGATCAATGGTCCCGCAATACGCGTCAGCAATGGGAGCCTAATATGCCGAAAAAGAAGAAACAGAAGCTATCGAAGGTCAAAGACGAGCTTAATCAACGACCGCGGAAGAATTTGCTTGAGGTTGGCGACGTTGAAGAAACGGAAGCAAAGGCAGAGCCAGCCGCGAGCACCACAGTCCCGGAGTCGGAAGTCGCGGGCATCGACGATGGATCGGACGAAGAAATGATGGATCCAGACAAGGCTTCGGGCATACCCAAAGAAGAAGAAAAGGCTGGGAGCGAGGCCAGCGATCAAGATCTTGAGGTCCTAACCAAAGAGATATTGACGAATCTCCCGATCGCGATAAGGTCCGACTCGAAGTGGGTGACTGAAGCGAAAGAGGATATCGAGTTCTGTCTTGGCGAGCAATGGGAAGAACAGGACAAGCAAGATCTCATCCGGCAACATCGACCGGTCATGGTATTCAACAAGATCAAACCGCTGGTCCAGCTCGTAACTGGTCATCTGATCCAGACGAAAGCGCGGATCCAAGCGTTCCCGGAAGGCGGCGAGGACGAGACTTTCACGTCCGTTATGGATAAAGCCATTGATCACATCGAGAAGGTGTCGCATCTTAATTTCAAGATGAGCTATCTTTTCTCCGGCGGGGAGAAAGCCGGGAAGAACTGGCTGGAGTTTCATATCGATTATGACGAGGACCCGATCTTCGGGCAGCTCAAGATCCCGAATCTTGGTCCGTTCAAGATCTTCATGGATCCGCAGGGCGTCGAGTACGATCTGAGTGATTGCGGGTTCGGGTTCAAGGTCCAGCGATTGACGAAGGCGCGTCTGAAGCAACTGTACCCGGACAAGGATAAAGAGATCGACGAGCAAGTCGATGATTCTCTGAGCGTGATTATCTCGAACGTGCAGAACGTGCCAAGCGGTGATGAATCCGATTACGGCAACGATCCAATCGTCCCCCGCGGAGGGCAGCTCGATGACGGCGGGAGCGAGGAGATGCAAGGCGATCAACAGGCCGTGACCGTGATCGAATACTGGAAAAAAACGTACGTCGATAAATGGTTCGTGTATTTCGTGAAGGATGGCGCTATTGAGGAATTCGATAGCGAGGAAGGCGCGCAAGCGGAGATCAGCCGCCGGCAGCGCATGGAACACGACAAGATGATGAAAGCGGCCGCGGAGGACGTGCTTCGTATCCGCGGGATCCGGGCTGTGGTCGCGAAGGTCGGGCAGAGTACCAGCACACCGCCTCCGGTCGATGATTTGCAGGAGCCGGTCCCGCCTACGCTTGAGAGCGTTAAGGTCCAGTACGCGATCCGGAAACGGAAGGTCGTGAAAATGCAGGTGGCGGTTCAAGCCGGCGCGCTCTTTCTCACCGATGGATTGCAGGATAGTCCCTTCGAGCCGTATTACTCTGGATTCCCATTCTTCCGGTATATCGCGGAGTGGGCGCCGGAGGCCGATAAACCAGAGCTGAGATATCAAGGGCTGGTCCGGTCGCTGAAGGATCCGCAGCGCGAGAAGAATAAGAGCCGGTCGCAGTTCCTTCACATTCTCAATACGTCCGCGAATAGCGGCTGGATCGGGGATGAGGACGCGCTCACCCCGGACAAGTGGACCGAGCTTCAGAACTTTGGAGCGGTGGCCGGGATCACCATCCAGAAGAAGAAAGGCTCGACGCTTGAGCGGATTCATCCTATGGAGCCATCGGTCGCGAACGGACTCCGGGAGAAGGCCGCAAACGACGATTTCAAAGAAGTGTCCGGCATCAATTCAGATCTGTTGTCGATGCAGGACAGCGCGAATCCCAGCGGCAAGGCGATCGCGTTACGCATCCGGCAAGCGATCACCATCCTCCAGCCGAGCTTCGAGAACTTCCGCTATACAAAGATCATGATCGGGCAGTTCCTATTCTCGATCCTTCCCATTCTCTTTGACAGCGCGAAACTGGAGAAAGTGCTGGGCCAGAAATTCATCAAAGAGAATAATCTGAGCCGGGCGCGCTTGGACGCGTACCTCACGATGATTGACGATGGAAAATACAACGTCCAGATCTCCGAGGCTGGAGCACCGGACACGATCCGCGAGGAAACGTTCGAGGATCTCGTACAGTTGGCGCAAAGCGGCGTTCCTCTGCCGCCGGACGTGTTCATCGAGTTCATGGACCTTCCGAACAAGACCGAGATCATGAACAGAATCAAGCAATACGCGCAAGCACAGGCAGCGGCGGCGGCCGCGGGTGTCAAGAAACCAGCAAAATAACACGTTTCGGGACCTTCCCGGAGCGATATACGCGCCTTGAGCGCGAGAATACAGGGAGAACACATGACCGAGCCAATAGCGACAGAAAAACTTGAGAAAATCGAGAATAAGATCGACCAAGGGCTTGAATTGTCCCCGGAAGAACAAAAACTCGTCGAAAGTTCACCGGAAGATGCCCCGGACGAGATGGATCCGGACACCGTAGTTCTCAAGAAAGAGGAAAAGACTTCAAAAGCAGCGGATACCCCCGCTGAAAAGGACGCCGAAGCAGCCAAGGCGAAAGAAAAAGAGGCCGCGGATACGACCGCCGCAGAGGTCGAGAGAAAGAAAAGCATTGAGGCGGCAGCGGAGAAGCCACTCGATGAGGTTGACATCACCGGATACTCTCCGACAGAGCGAGCTTTGTTTTTTGAGCTCAGAAAAGAACGCAGGAAACGGCAGGATTCGCAACGGGAAACGGATACGCTCAAGTTCCAGCGAGCGAAAGAGGAAGCAAGGGAGCAACTTGAACGCGAGAAAGCTGAAGCCGAGGCGAAAGCCACGGAAGAAGCGGAACATGATCCGTTCAATGGTCTTGACGACGATGATTTACTGACCGCGGCGCAGCTCAAGAAAATTCTTGCGGGGAAGAAAGAAGCCCCGGCAGCTCCGGCAGCGGATCAACGCCTTCAAACCCTTCAAATGGAAAATTGGGTGCTTCGCGCGAAAGAGAAAGCTCCCGATCTTAATTTGGTGTTGCCTTACGCTGATAAACTCTTGATTAACGATGAGGACGCAAAGGCCGAAGTCGCGGATGTTCACCGCCGCGGTGGGAACGTGGTCCTAGCGACCTACAATCTCGTTAAAGCTCATCCGGATTGGCCGGCAATCGAAGCGAAACTCAAAGCCGAAGGCGGGAAAACTGACGTTCAGAAAAAGATCGAGGAAGAAGCTCGAACGAATCAAGAACGTGCGGAACGTATCGAAACAAACAAGAAAAAACCAGTTACGACCGGAGCGGGTGGCGGGGCCGCGGCTTCTGGGGATTACACGATCCAAGAGCTTCTTGACATGCCGGAGGCTCAGTTCGGTAAACTCCCGAAATCGCAAAGAGACAGGATCCTCGAAACTTTCTAGGCGTAACACTATCCTTTTGAAAGGGGTATAAGACAATGGCAAACACACAATCAATCGCGGCGTTACGCGCGAAGCTCTGGTACAAGGAGCTTTTCGCGGATGTTCCGACAATGCTGTTCATGAACCGGTTTATGGGCGAGTCTGCCAATTCTCCGATTCAAGTTTGTCGGGATCTGCAAAAGAGCGCAGGGGAATACATCGAGTTCGGTCTTTCGACGAAGCTCTCCGGGGATGGCGTTGAAGGGGATGACGAGCTTGAAGGAAACGAAGAAGAAATCCTCACGTTCCAGAACGAGCTGCATATCGACCAGCTCCGTCACGCGGTCCGGCTCAAGGGTCGTATGGACGAAAAGAAGGTCGCGTATCAAATGCGTAAGGACGCCAAAGAGAAACTCAAAATTTGGTGGGCCGAGCGTATTGACCGCGAGATCCTGAACAAGCTGTCCGGCGTCACCGCGAAAACGTTCGCGAATACGCCTACTTCCCCCAGCGCCGGTCGCGCGATCTGGGCGGGAGCTGCCGGAGCGGATAACTCCCTCACGGCCGGGATGGTGATGGACACGAAGGTCCTCGATGCCGCGAAGGAACTGGCATTGACGGTATCCCCGAAGGTCCGTCCGATCAAGATGGAAAACTCTCAGGAAACTGGCGAGTCGAAATATGTGGTGATCATGCACCCGTATCAATTCTCCGCGTTGCGTAAGGATCCCGTTTTCAATCAGATCCAGCGCGAAGCGAACGTCCGCGGCAGTTCCAATCCGATCATGTCGGGCGCGGTCGCAGAATACAACGGTCTGATCATCTATCAGCATGAGCTGGCGTACTACTTCACGAACACCGGATCCGTCACTTGCGCGCGCGCCATTCTTTTGGGGCAGCAAGCCGGGATCATGGGTATCGGCGAGGATGAACGCTGGACCGAAGAAGAAAAGGATTACAAAAACAAATGGGGTATTGCCGCGGGTCGTATTTTCGGCGTCATCAAGCCGGTGTTCAATTCCGAGGATTACGGAATGATCACGATCGCAACCGCAGCCGCTAAAGCGACAACCGCTTAAGCAAACGATAACCTAAACACATAAAAGGGGTATCTACCCCAAAGGAGAAAGTCATGGGTGCTATCGCAGGAACAAAGGTAGTTGATACGGAAATGGCGGGGGATTGGAAAATCCTCGTCAAGACAGTTGTGCCGGCAGCGGCTTCTGATACTTTGACTTTGGTGCGAGCCACGGACAAAGTGACGGAGATCGCGGCTGTGATCCCGGTGTTCGAGGCGGGTCTTGATGCCGCGAATACGATCCTGCAAGTCTCTTTTTCGGGGCTTGTAATCACCATCAAGCAAGTGAAAGCGGATGGAGCAACGGCTGCTAATGATTGGACCGGAGTTTCTATCCGTCTGATCATTATCGCTCGTTAAGCCAAAAACCAGAGATCCGGCGGTCCTCACCGGCCGCCGGCTCTCCCACATAAAAAGGGAGATGGCTTATGACCATTAACAGATCGAATTCAATCGCTAAGATACGAATGGGCGGCTGTACGCAAGCGGATCTTCTCTACGTTGTCAGTAAGATGCTCAATAGCTTCAACTTTGTGCTATCGAAACTGGATCGGGAAGTTCTTGGCACTACGAATTATTGGGCCACCTATTTCATCGAAAATGAGATAGACGAGCCTGTGAGGGATGAACCGGAAGAGGCGTATAAGGACGTTGACGTTAATGGAATGGCGTGGGCAGCTCTTTATCCAATGCTCAGAAAGCTGTTCGTTAATTTTAACGCTCTTTGCACCACTCTCGCCGCAGATACAACCGTGAATGGAACGACCGCATTTACCATGCGGAAGATCTCCACCACGGAAGTAAAAAGACGCGCTGTTGGGGAA